GGTAGAAGTAATAACCTTGGAAGATGTACTGCAAACGCTGGTGACGGAAGAGATGCTTTTGCACCTAATGTTGGTACACGTATATTTAACGTTGGAAGCGGTACACACCTTGTAGACACAAGTTCTCCCGGTGGAATATATGACATGGCAGGAACCACTACAGACCCAAATTATAGTTATAACCTTTCAATCTATGGTCAAAATAATTATTCCGTAAATACTGGGGGGGCAAGAGTTGGAACAGGAGGAGCATTAAGTGGTCGGAGTAATCTTTATTTTCGTATAAAAACAACAGCTCAATCAGTACCTTACACAACTGGTTCTGGAACAACTCAAACAACTACATATCAAGCACGATATACAACTACTTATGATCTGCTACATGGTGGAGAAGGTTGGGCAGAAGGTGATTGGTTTCAGGTATGGATGAAAGATGCTCTTTACAGAGTAACAATAGAACAAGTAAGTACATCTAATGCACAAGCTAACCTTGCTTTAGTTAGACCAAACCCAACACCCTTTGATACGGAAACAACTATTACTGCTGAGAGTATTCTTGGAGATATTAGAAATGGCATATTAAATGCTACAGATGCAAATGGTAATCCGCTTAATAGTTTTTCTAATGCAGATATAACAACTATTGGTACAGGACTACATATAAAAAGCTCAACTGCTTTTAATGGCTCTACACCTGTAGGAGAACTATTAAATGTTGTGTCTGGAAAGGTAAATGACGTAGGAGATCTACCCTCTCAGTGCAAGCACGGAATGGTTGTAGAAGTTATTAATAGTGTTGCTGATGAAGATAATCATTTTGTTAAGTTTTTTGGTAAGAAAAAAGCAGATGGAACATATATAGATGGTGAAGGAACATGGGAAGAATGTGCTGAGCCGGGAAGAACTATAAGACTTGATAGATCTAAGATGCCTGTGGTTTTGATAAGAACTGCTGACGGTCATTTTAGACTAACTGAATTAGATGGTTCTCAATACATCATAAATGGTATTACTTATGACGTTCCTAAATGGAACGATGCTTTAGTTGGTGATGATGTAACCAACCAGAAACCATCTTTCATTGGTAAAGCTATAAATAAAATGCTGTTCTTTAGAAACAGATTTGCACTACTTGCTGACGAATACATCGTTATGTCACGTCCGGGAGACTTTACTAATTTCTTTAGTAAGTCAGCTATACAGCAAGTAGCTAGTGATCCAATAGATATATCAGCTAGTTCAGAATATCCAGCAATTTTATACGACGGAATACAGACTAATACAGGATTAGTTTTATTCAGTAAAAATCAACAATTCATGCTCACTACAGATAGTGACGTGTTCTCACCATTAACAGCTAAAATCAATGCTCTTTCTACTTACAACTTTAACTATTCAACTAACCCTATCTCTCTTGGTACTACATTAGGTTTCCTAGATAATGCCGGTAAATATTCAAGGTTCTTTGAAATGGCACAAGTGCAGAGAGAAGGAGAACCACAAGTAATAGAACAGAGTGCAGTAGTAGATAGATTATTTGAAAAAGATTTAAAACTTATATCTAACTCAAGAGAAAACTCAGTTATTTTCTTTAGTGAAGAAGGTACATCTACCTTATATGGATATAGATATTTTGATCAAATAACTGAAAGGAAACTTGCTTCTTGGTTTAAGTGGACATTAACTGGAACTATTCAGTATCACTGTATGCAAGATGATTTCTTATATGTAGTAGTTAGAAATAACAGTAAAGATCAACTACTTAAATATGCAATAAAAATGGATTCTGACAGTATTTCTTTAGCAGAAAACAGAATACATTTAGATCATTTAATGAATGTAGGAACTCTCCCACAACAAGAAATAGACAGTTCAGGTAATGAAATTCAGGGTTACAACCAAACTACAAATAGAACTTTTTTCCCAAAACCAGTTGGATTAGAAAGTACAAACCAACTAGTTGCTTATAGTCTTCTTGGTTCTAATGTAGGTAAATATAGTAAAGCTTATATAGTTGGATCTAATGTAGAAATAGAAGGTGATTGGCGTTCTACTCATTTGCTTCTTGGTTACTTGTTTACCATGGAAGTTGAATTACCTACTATTTACTACCTAACTCAAAGTGGTCAAAACTGGAGAGCTGATACAAGAGCTAATACTATTTTACATAGAGTTAAGTTTGGATTCGGTCCAGTAGGTTTATACGAAACTACTTTAAAAAGAACAGGAAGAGTTGACTATACAGAGACATTTGAATTAACAGGTGCTGATTCATATCAAGCTAATACATCATCTATTAATAACGATAATAATTTAAGAACAGTTCCTATTTACGACAGAAATATAAACTCATCTTTAACAATTAAATCAACTCACCCAGCTCCAGCCACAATTCATAACATGACTTGGGAAGGAGTTTACACAGACAATAACTATACTCGTGTCTAAATACATTCACCCATCAACCGTGGAAGCTGCACTTCGTGTGGCTTCTAATTTATTACCCGATGATTATCGGGAGGTTACAGAAGGTCATGGACATGACCCTTTAAATGCTCTAGTCGTAGGGTTACATAACTGCGACTCAGTGTATTTTGAAGTGCCAAATGGCGAGATAGCAGGCATGGCAGGAGTCCACAATGGTGGACAAATCTGGATGCTTTGCACCCCAGCTATCTACGAATATCCTCATACCTTTGCTAGAGAAGCAAAACGGTATGTGAACTCAAGAAAAGAAAAGTTACTGTGGAACATTGTTGACGAAAGAAACAAAGTCCATATCAAGTTACTTAGGTTCTTAGGTTTTAAATTTCTTAGGAGATTTCCCTACGGACCAAACAATTTATCCTTTATAGAATTTTGCCGTGTGCAGTCCAGCAGCAATAGGTCCAGCGTTTTCAGCGATAGGAAGTGCTCAAGCAGCATCTCAAGCTAACAAAGAAAAACGCAGGATACATGAGCATCGACTTAAAGTCAGAGAACGTAAGTGGATGCAAACAAGAACTACTTATGCAACTAAGAAAGTTCAATTTGAAGAAGAAGTTGATCAAGCAAATATTGCAGCTCAACGAGCTTACTCACGAACACAAAGACAATTAAATAATGCAAAGTCTTTAGCAATTCTTGAGAATCAGGAAGACTTTAAAAAGATGCTACAGAACGAAGGCATGATCGAAGCTAGAGCCGCCGAGCGTGGTGTAAGAGGTTCTAGTGTAGCTAGAGCATTAGTTATGAACAAAGGTAACTTTGGTATTAGTCAAGCACTAAGATCCAGAGGCTTAGCTCAAGCTGGTTATCAAGCTAGAGATGTTGTTAGTGATGTTAATAGACAGTTAAAAGGACAACTAAATAGATCGTTTGGAAAGGTAGCTATCCAACCAGTTCAAGACTTAGCACCACCAGAACCTGTATATCAAAACGTAGGAATGACATTCATGCTTGGCATGGGTCAGGCGTTAGGTGAAGGAATTATGGGTAACAAAGGTCTCATGGAAAAATGGGACAACAGTAAAGCTGGTGGAGGAACTGGTGGAGGTAAATCTAATACAGGGTTTACTAATTATGTTGGACCTTACAACCCAACTTTTTATCAAGGTTATACAGGAGGAAGTGTTTACTAAATGATCCCAAATTATCAAATAACTGGGCAGTCAGTAACTCCTCAAGAGATCCTTGATATTGTCCCAGAACAAGAAGCTTCTGATAGAGCTATCCAGCAGTCAGAAGAAAATTATCTACAGCAGCTAGAAAAAAACTCTGCTGATAGAGTCAGAAACACCGAAAAGATGTACGAGGGTTTAGCCTCTCTTTCATCTACAGTCGGAGACATAATAAAAAAGAAACAAGATAAATATAGAGCTGACAGAGAAGCACAGATATCTTTAGACATACTGACTAAAGGTGTAAGTCCTGAACTAGAAGCAAGATTTAGAGGTGAAGAAAGTGCGTTATTCGACGACGATCTAGCTACTCAAGAGTTTGCTTCTAAGTACGAAGAAGAGACCGGTGACAGTATCACCGCTCAAGAATTTCGTAACATGGCTGGTTGGGAAAAGTATATGGTTGCAAAACAATATGCTTTACAGAAAGCAAAAGGTTATGACCAGTATGTTTACGATGCTTATCAAACTACAAAGATAGATGTTATTAGAGATGGACAGAAAGTTACTCTAGGACATAAAGATAATCTCTCTCCTTCAGAACAAGCAGGTTTAGATGAAAAGATTAAGTTTGAATATGCAAGACAATTTGCAGGATTAAACGAAGCTCTTGTAGCTACTGTTGTTAAACCTGAGATTGATAAGTTTGATGAGAAGAGAAGAAAAGAGCAAGCAATTAGAAGAGAAAAAGCTTACCAGATACAAGTAGCTGAGTCAGACTCAAAGATGATAGAACTAGGGTTTGCTACTGCTAATCCTGAAGATGGACATCAACTAGCCCATGATTGGGCAGCTCGATACGCAGCAAGAAATAGAGTTTCAATACAAGCTGGAAGAATTGCTTTTAAAGAGAATCTTATTGATTTAGTTAGTGAAAATAAAATTTCCTATCCAGAAGCTATGTCTATTGTTAATCACGAAATAGAAGCTCGTGATGGTTCTACTAAGACTATGGGTTCATGGAAAGAATGGGATGGTCTTACTGGTGAGTTAGCTGATGCAGCAAAGCAAGGTGTACAAGCCAGAGAAGAACAGCAAGAAGCTCAAATTATTGCTGATGTAGAAGCTATTAAATCATATGGTGATTTAGGAAATGACCAGAAAACTTTATTAATGGCACACTACAAATCTCAATATGATGGCTATGTTCCTACTGAAATATCAGGAGCTTTAGCTGGTCATATGGATGATGATATGGCAGAGCAAATGATTGCGGAATCAATACGCTATCAAGGTGGTGTATATGATTTTGATATGGCTAATGTTAGTACCGAAATATTTAATAAGTACAAAGATAAAATTATCCAAAGTACAGCACTTACTCCCGGAACAGATGATGAAAAAGAAGGTGTAGAATGGGTTAAGTCTTGGACTAATGAAGCTTCAGCAGATCGGTTTGGGGAGACTGATATTAAATCTCCTAAGTGGATAGCTCTACGAGATAACTTACAAGCAATATTTGATAGAACTTACTCATCAACTTATATGCGTAATGGTCAAGTTGTAAGTACTCCTGAACAAGCTATGGCAGCAGCTAAGCAAGCTGTACAGCAAGCAGCTACAAATCCACAGGCAGTTATAAACATGAGTGATACTGATTTTGCAACTGAGGATGAGACTTATAGCCGCATGATGCAAGTATCTATGATTCAATCTGCCGGTGGTAAGTGGAGAACTAATAAAATTACATCTAACGCTGAAATAGAAAAAGGATTAGTTAACTGGCAAAATTCACCTTTAAAACAACTTAAAGATGTACCGACTTACTACAGAGATTTAGCTATGAGAATTGGTGTTAATCCAATTAACTTTGCAAATGCTCAAGTTAGATTTCTTGTGGAAGATGAAGTAAAAGATGATGATAAAGATGACAAGTTAGATGATGTAGTAAAGAATCTTATTTATAAATTTCCGACTCGTGGGCGCATAACTAGAGCAAGATATGAAGCACAAGGAGCTGGAGAACAAAACGTTAAAACCTCAATTTATAACAAAAAAGCTAATACGATAAAGGACGAGTAACTGCGGTTTACTTGCCTTCCGTATGGCAATAATTACCGTGGTAACTATGAATGAAGAACTAGATCCAACACTAGAGATAGACTTATCTGGAAGTGATGGATTATCCGAAGAGGAGACTGCTGCGGCAGTCGAGAATATGCAAGCAGCAGAACAAGAAAGAGCTGCTGTGCAACAACAATATGCTGAACAAGAAGAGCAAGCAGCCGAAGTTAACAAACCAGAAGGAGCTAACTTAGGTGACTATATAGTTGATACTGTCAAAGCTCCTATAGCTGGTGTCAGAGATGCTGCTGCTAACTTAATAACCTTTCCTGAAAGAGTCATTGACATGGCATCTGGAGAAGCAGGAGAAGAAGGATATGAACCAGAATGGGATGATTTTCTATATGGTGAGGAAGATCCTTTAGAAACTAAAACTTGGTGGGGAGGATTAATAAGAGGTGTTACTGAAGTTGGAGCAACATTAGCCACAACTGGAGGATTTGGAAAAGTAGGTAAAGGTCTTACTTTCTTACAAACACTTAAACAAGGTGCTTTAACTGGAGCAAGATTTGACTTGCTAGATAAAGAATCTCAAGAAAGCAATATCTCTGGAATGCTAAAAGAACGCTTTCCTTTATTAGACACACCACTCGCTTCACAAGAGCATGATGGTCCAATAATGAATACGCTTAAAAACGTAACTGAAGGATTAGTTCTTGGAGGTATATTCGATACTGTATTAACTGGTGTTGCTAGAAACTTTCCTAAAGATCAAATAGACAATCTTATTACTTCTAGAAAAAAAAGTGTTAAGTCACAACAATTAGAAGAAGCTGCTACTCAGATGAAAGAACCCGGATTTAGAGCAAGTAAGAATCCTGACATAGCAGACAGATCACAAAAAGCTACTACTTCAATTGACACAGCTCAAAATTTAAATAAGTCTAGAAGAAAGAAAAAGACTGATTTTGGTTCTGAAGAAGGAAGTGTTGGTGCTTCACTATCTAACACTGAAGTTACAGCTCTTACTAAAGGAACAAAAGAAGCTAGAGGAGTTATTGAGAAAGTACTACGTAGATTTAGAAGTCAAGGTTATGTTGAGCAGATGAAAGAGACTGCTGCAAGACAAGGTAAGACTCTTGATGAAATGTATGCACAAGATCTTGATACTTATAAAGCTGTCTTTGAAGGGAGGAATACATCTGACATGACTCCTGAAGAGTTCTGGAAAGAAATTAGTAAAGAAAAGTTTGTACGTCAAAGTGGAAAGAAAAAACTATATGAGTATGTCAGTAGTGAATATGCTGATGCTATAGATATGATTAATGCTTCTTTATTTAATGAGATTAGAGATGCAGGAGTTGCAGCTAGAGAATTAGCAGATATATACGACATTAAAGATATTGATGGTCCTGCTCAGAAGATGGTTGAAAAACTAATTGCTGGTTTAAGGATTAGAAAGATGGCTAGTGCAGACATATCTCAACAACTACGACAGTTTGGAAAGATGAGGGGTAAAACAGTTACTCCAAAACTACAAGCTGAAATGATAGACAAACAGGTACAGGAAAGTATTGATGCTTTTCGTATGGCTTTAAATCTAACTACTGAAGAAGGTGGTGATGATGTTTTTAAAGCTATGTTTGAAGGTATCTCTATGGCTAAAGATATAAACACACTTGATGACCTTGACCAATTTATGAAAGTCAAGATGAGAGGTGGTGAATGGGCTGGAGATCCTAAAAAGACTGGTGCATTTTTGAGAGAGATGGGATCTATGTTTACTCATAGTGTTTTATCTGGACCTAAAACAGCAGTTCGAGCAATCATGGGTACATCCACTGCATCATTTTCACGACCAATGGCTATGGCTATGGGAGGTTTATTGAGAGGTGATAGTGCAACTATGAGAGCTGGATTAGCTTCTTTAAATGCAATGCGTGAAGCAATACCAGAATCTTTTGAATTGTTTAAAAGAAAACTTAGTTCTTATTGGTCTGGTGATATTTCAACAATGAAAACTAGATATGTTGAGCGAACTAAACAAGATGACCAATGGACTATGTATGGTCATTGGGCAGAGACTAGAGGAGATGCAACAGATAAGATCTTATATAGAACTGCCAATATGGTTAGAGGATTAAATGACAATAGTTTTTTAACTTACTCAACCAAGATAATGGCATCTACTGACGATGCTTTTGCATTAATAATTGGTAGAGCACGAGCTAGAGAGAAAGCATTTCTTAAAGCAGCAGATAAATTACCTGATGGTAACTTCCAAAACTTGGATTCAAAGTTTTTTAAGGATATGGAAGATAACTTTAATAAAGAAATATTTGACTCTAATGGAAATATCACAGACGCTGCGGCTGAATACAGTAGGAAAGAAGCAACACTTACTCAAGACTTAACAGGATTCTCTCAGAAATTAGGAGAAGCTTTTAATGAAGCACCTTGGGCTAGACCATTTTTCCTATTTGCTAGAACAGGTATTAATGGATTAGCACTGACTGCTAAACATACTCCCGGATTTAACTTCTTAGTAAAAGAATTTAATGACATAGCTAGAGCTAAACCCGGATCTAATCTTCAATCACTACACAAGTATGGAATACATAATGCACAAGATTTAATGACAGCTAAAGCCGTACAGAACGGAAGATTAGCTATTGGATCAGCAGCATTAAGTATGGCAAGTATGGCGTATCTTAGTGGTAATTTGCATGGCAATGGACCAACAGATAGAACACAAAGACAAGCATGGTTAGATGCTGGATGGAAACCAAGAACTATAAAACTTGGTGGAGTTTGGGTTAACTATGATGCCTTTGAACCTTACAACCAGATACTTGCATTAGTAGGAGATATAGGAGATCACCAAGAACTAATGGGTGAAGAATGGGCTGAAGATAGATTATCTAAATTAGCAATGGCATTAGCTGGTACTGCTACAAGTAAATCTTACTTAGCAGGATTACAGTCATTTGTAGATTTATTCTCAGGTGCTCCCGGACAACAGCAAAGAATTGTAGCCTCATTGATGAACAACTCTATTCCTTTATCTAGTCTTAGAAATGAAATAGGTAAAGTCCTAACACCTTACACAAGAGAATTAGGTTCTGATATTGGTGACTCTATTAGAAATAGAAACTTAATTACTGAAAATATTGCAGCAGATCCACTGCCAATTAAATACGACATATTAACTGGTAAACCAATAAAAGATCACAACTTTATTACTCGTATGTTTAATGCGGCTTCACCTGTGAATTTTAATATTGATTACACTCCCGGTAGAGAGTTGATATTTAATAGTGGTTATGACATGAGAACTTCTACATATTCAGCTCCTGATGGAACAGACTTATCTGACAGTCCAAAAGTTAGGTCAATGTTTCAGAAGGCTATAGGAGATCAAAACTTAGAAGCTGTATTTGACAAGATGGCAGCAGAAGAGTCAATACAAGTATCTATAGCTGAGATGAACTATTACAAAAAGAATGGTATGAGCGATGTTGAACCAAGATCATTCCCACACTACAAACGAATTGCAAGAGCGTTTGACCGAGCTAAGAAACGAGCTTGGGCTTCTCTCAGAGACAATAACGACGTACAAAAGTTACTCATCGAAGAAAGAAATCAAAAGCTAAAAAACAGAGAAGCAAACAAAGGCACGATCAAAAAGATCATAGAGATGCCTAAATAATTAAATAGGTGAAACCAAATGGCGGTACAGACAACTGAAGAATTTAAGAGTGCAGGGTCCACCTCCTACACTACAGCAATTGAAAAACTGAAAGACACAGACCTCAAGGTAACAATTGGGGGTGCATCACAGACATATGTGACTAGTAGCCCTAGTACTGGTCAATATACTGTGACTAACAATCCAACAACTATTGTATTAGGAGCAGCCGCGAGCGGAGAAGTACATATATATAGAGAAACAGATATAGAAACACCAGCAGCAGTATTTGTTGCTGGTTCATCTATAAGAGCAAATGACCTTAATGCCATACATGATATGGCAAGGTTCGCTGCTGTTGAACATAGAAACAATATAATTACAGCAGATATTAAAGATGGACAAATTACGTCTGCAAAAATATTAGACGGAACTATTGTTGATGCTGATATAAGCGCAACTGCAAACATAAATGGATCTAAATTAGCTAATGATTCTGTAAATTTAGATAAATTAGGTAGTGGTAATCTTCCTAGTGACATTCAAGTAGACGCTAATAATATAGCTTTGGGTGGATTTGATAGTAGATACTACACTGAAACAGAATTAGATGCTGGGCAGTTAGACAATAGATATTATACGGAAACTGAACTTACCTCTGGTGGTGTACTTGATAGTAAATATTACACAGAAACAGAATTAGATGCAGGTCAGTTAGATAATAGATACTTTACTGAAACTGAACTTAATAATGGACAACTTGATAATAGATATTATACAGAAACAGAACTAGCAACTGATGGTATTCTTGATAGTAGATACCTTAGTCAATCGGCTGCGGATGCTAGATATTTCAACATATCTACTGGAGACACTATTAAAGATGGTGACGCATTTCCAGATAACGATACAACCATTGCTACCACAGCAGCTATTAATGACAGGATTGTTGATTTAATTGATGATGTTGGTGGTTTTGTACCAATAGCTAATGAAACAAGTTTTCCTAATGCGAACCCTGATGTAAATAATGGTACTGGTACTCTTGTCAGTGTACCTTTAGCTAATAATATTACTTCTGATGGAAGTGGAATTATTTCTATAACAAATGGTACTGTAGGAAATTCAACTGTAACTATTACAGGAGCTACACCTAGTTCAACTTTTACTCAAGGTTTTGGAATAATTGTTGAAACTTCATCTACTTTAAATACTTACACATTTCATAGGTACGTACCAAAAGCAACAGAGGTTACAACAGTTGCAAGTAAAGCAACAGAGATAGGTTTACTTGGTACTCCTGCTGCTGTAGAAGATTTATCAATACTTGGTACTACTGACGTTGTAGCTGATATGGCTGTTCTTGCTACTACAGATGTTGTAGCTGACCTAAATACATTAGGTACTGCTGACGTTGTAGCAGACATGAACACTCTTGCTGTACCTAGTGTTGTTAATAATTTAGATACAGTTGCTACTAACGTATCTAACGTAAATACAGTTGGTGGTTCTATAGCAAACGTAAATATAGTTGGAAATAATATTGGAACTGTTAATGACTTTGCAGCTAGATATAACTCAGGTGCATCCAACCCAACTACTAATTTAGATACAGGAGATTTATTTTTTAACACTACTGATAACGAGTTAAAAATTTATAACGGTACGTCTTGGCAAGGTGGTGTTACAGCACAAGGAAGTCTTTATACTAATACCAGTGTTGATACACATTTAAATCAAGCTAACCCTACTATAGGACATGTACTTAGTTGGAATGGTAGTGACTATGCATGGGTAAGTAATGCAGGATTTACTAATACTGACGTTGATACACATTTAAATCAAAGTAATCCTACTTCAGGTCATGTACTTAGTTGGAATGGTTCAGATTATGCGTGGGTCGATAATGCTGGATACACAGACGCTAACGTTGATACACATTTAAATCAAAACGCTGCTACTTCTAATCAAGTCATGTCTTGGAATGGAAGTGACTATGCATGGGTCAATCAAAGTTCTGGTTTAGTTGGCAGTTCTAATGAGAAATTATTTGTTGAAGCTGAAAATGCTATGGATAATAATTTCACTACAACAGCTGGTAATAACTATGTCTCTGCAAGTCCTTTAACACTAAACGCTACATTAACAGTAACTAGCGGTTCAACAATGTCATTTGTATAAATTAAATCATGTCAAAAATAATAGTCGATGAAATTCAAACTGATACTATAGATGGAAATGTAAGAATTATTCCAAATGGTATCGGTAAGTTAGAAGTAAAGGGTGCAGGTGGAGATGACGCAATGTTGCAACTTAACTGTTCTGCACAAAGTCATGGTGTAAAGCTTAAATCTCCTAATCATACGAGTGCTCAGTCTTATACAATGATTCTGCCAGATAATAATATTGAAGCTGGTAAGTTTTTAAAAGTTAAGAGTATTGCAAGTGGTAGCGGAAATTCAGCAGTAGGACAGTTGGAATATTCTGGGGTAAATGTCTTTGATCCTAATGTTTTGCAAGAGTCATTTCATAATGACACAAATGCTATTACTGGTACATTCAATCACGATATTCTTACGAATGGAATGATTTGGAATGGATCGGCTAATGCCTCTGGTCCTTTTACTTTTAATATAAGAGGAAATGCAAGTACTACGTTTGATAGCTTACTAGCTACTGGTAAAAGTACAGTTATGACTTTATTTTCTGCAAACAATAATTCTGCAAATTACATGTCTGCATTACAAATTGATGGAGTTAGTCAAACAATCAAGTGGGCTGGTGGAACTGCTCCGACAGCTGCTACAGGTAGTGGTGTTGATGTGTATTCAATAACCATAATGAAAACAGCTTCAAGCACCTATAGCGTTTTCGGTAACTTTACCAACTTTGCATAATGAAAGAAAATTATATAAAACAAAGTCCAGTCTTGACTTTACCAAGTCTTGGAGGTGGAGTTAATAGTTCTCTATTTGCTGGAGGAGGCAGTGATAATTTAAGTGAGAAATATTGGTTTAATTATTTTAGACCAGACTATAGTACTAACGTTTCTAAAGTCAGAGTAGCTGTAGATAAATCTGGAAATGTTTTTGTTAGCGGAGGTGAAAGACCTAATACTAATGCTGGTACTAATGTTGAGGGTACTACAATTGCAAAATATGATGCGTCAGGAGTATTACAATGGCAACGCATGACGTATTACCAAGTTAGTAATTATGGCGAATATGTTTATTTTGAAAATTTAGCCACTGATAATGCTGGTAATCTTTATGCTGCTGGTTGGGGTAATTATGGAAACAACAGTAATGGTGAGGATATACCGATAGTTAAATATGATTCTGACGGTAATTTACAATGGCAAAAAACTTTTTATTCAAACAGTCTGGATCGTTGTTATGGAATGGATGTAGATGGTGATGGTAATATTTATCTTGCTGTTTATACTTTTCATACCCCATCTGGAGCTGGTTATGAAGATCCATGTGTAATTGCGAAATTTAATTCGTCAGGAGTATTGCAATGGCAAAAAGGTATTGGAGGAGATTCAGGTACTTCGGATTTCAGTCCTCAAGGTATTAAAGTTGATAGTTCTGGAAATATTTACGCAACAGGTCATATATATGACCCATCGGTTAGTTCTACAGCAGGTTTTATAGTTAAGCTTGATTCTTCTGGTAACAGGGAGTGGCAATATAGTGTGCAGGGATATAGCAGTGGTAATAATGTTTATTTATATGATGTAGCTGTTGATAGTAACGATAACCCATGGGTAGTTGGTTATACAACAATAGGTGTAAATAATGCTCACGGTATTATTGGTACATTTAATGCATCAACAGGTTCATTCGGAGTGTTTAAAAAATTTGGAACTAATGGACTGGCAAACAATTTTGACGTGTATCTTTATTCTATTGCTATAGATAAGAATAATAATATTTACACAACAGGCACAATAAGTGGTATTTCATATAACGAAGCTAGCTATACTACTACTGATGCTATAATTGCTAAGTTTGATACCAGCCTTAATATACAATGGCAACGTACGTTTGGTAGACCAACTTATGTAGGTAATAATGGTGTAGAATCAAGAGATATAGATGTAGATAAATCAGGTAATGTTTACGTAGCTGCACAAGTAGGTGTTATAGACAGAGATACTTATTTTTATAATAATGCAAGCACAAGTGCGACAGTTGTGAAATTGCCTAGTGATGGTTCATTACTTGGTATGTACGAATCCCAATGGTATCGAGCACCTAATTTTTGTGCTGCAACTACACTTAATATGACCAGTGTAGATAAAAGTTCTACCTACTCAATACAAAATAGTAGTTTTTCAGTTCAAAGCGTTGCAACCACTTCACAAGCAGTTAGAGGTAATTATTCTTATACTGTCACGATGAATGATATAAATGAAACAGGTCAAATCGTTACAAGTGGACTTGATTTTCATATAGATGCTGG